TTAGAGCATGGCAGGATTGTCCTAAACGCTGAAGGTGATTTTGATTTGTTTGTCGATGAACTCCTAATGTTCCCCACACAGGGAGTACACGATGACACGGTGGATGCGTTAGCATACATCGAGCAGTTAGTCCGCCCCAACTTTGATGCTGATGATGGTGGCGATGAGTGGGAAACTTTAGATGTAATCAGTGGTTACTAATAGGAAGAAAAATGGCTGAAAATATGGACATGAACGAAAGCACTCAGTGGGAAGAACCTTCTGAGGCTGACAAAGAGTTATCAGCGTTCGTTGTACAACACTGTGACCGTTGGCGTGATAGCCGTGACGAGAACTACTTAGAAGACTGGAAAGAATACGAGCGTATCTTCCGTGGTGTTTGGGCTTCTGAAGACCGTACTCGTGAGTCCGAGCGTAGTCGCTTAATTAGTCCCGCAACGCAGCAAGCAGTCGAGACTCGCCACGCTGAGATTATGGAAGCAATCTTCGGTAACGGAGAGTTCTTCGACATCAAAGACGACATTATGGACTACAACGGTAATCCGATGGATGTTCAAGCGATGCGTGCTTTACTAATGGAAGACTTAACTGCGAACAAGATTCGTAAGTCAGTAGACCAGATTGAACTGATGGCAGAGATTTATGGTACTGGTATCGGTGAGATTATGGTTAAGACCGAGACAGAGTATGTTCCATCCACTCAGCCGATTCCGGGCAGTACGCAAGCTGCGTATGGAGTTACTGAGAAAGAATACTTCTGCGTTAAGATTAATCCAGTCAACCCTAAGAACTTCTTGATTGACCCTAACGCTACCTCGATTGAGGATGCGATGGGTGTAGCGATTGAGAAGTTTGTCTCTATCCACAAAGTGGTAGAAGGTATGGAAAGAGGTATCTATCGCAAGGTAGACATCGGACCTGCTGGCAACGATGACGACTTAGAAGTAACTCAAGAAGTAGTGCAGTATCAAGATGACAAGGTTAAACTCCTCACATACTACGGATTAGTCCCTAGAGAGTACCTAGACCAGCTTGAGAACGAAGGAGACGAGGTAGTTGACCTGTTCCCAGAGGACAGCACCGCAGACACCTACAGCGACCTCGTAGAGGCTATTGTGGTGATTGCTAATGATGGTCTTCTTCTCAAGGCAGAGCGTAATCCATACATGATGAAAGACCGTCCTGTAGTGGCTTACCAAGACGATACTGTTCCTAACCGCTTCTGGGGTCGTGGTACAGTAGAAAAAGCATACAATATGCAAAAGGCGATTGATGCACAGCTCCGCAGTCACTTAGACAGCTTGGCATTGACCACTGCACCAATGATTGCGATGGATGCTACTCGTTTACCTCGTGGCGCTAAGTTTGAAGTTCGTCCCGGCAAAGCAATCCTCACCAATGGTAATCCTGCTGAGATTATGATGCCATTCAAGTTCGGACAAACCAGCCCTGAGTCTGCTGCTACCGCAAGAGACTTTGAGCGTATGCTCCTCATGGCAACCGGTACTTTAGATAGCCAAGGCATGGTTACACAAGCCACTCGTGATTCTAGTGGTGCTGGTATGTCAATGGCTGTTTCTGGCATCATCAAGAAGTACAAGCGTACCCTGACAAACTTCCAAGAAGATTTCATGGTCCCGTTGATTAAGAAGGTTGCGTTCCGCTATATGCAATTTGACCCTGAGCGTTATCCTTCTGTAGACATGAAGTTCATTCCTACCGCTACACTCGGTATTATGGCTCGTGAATACGAACAACAACAGCTTATTGGTTTGCTACAGACTCTTGGACCTAACACTCCTGTGTTGCCAATCATCCTCAAAGGCATTATTGCTAACTCCAGCCTGTCAAATCGTGCTGAGATGGAAGCTGCTTTAGAGCAAATGAGTCAACCTAACCCTGAAGCACAGCAACTACAGCAAGCTCAGGCTCAATTAGCACTACAAACCCAACAAGCTCAGATTAAGAGCCTTGATGCTAGTGCTGCTAAAGACATGGCAGATGCTCAAAAGACGATGGTTGAGGCACAATTAGCCCCACAAGAGGTAGAAGCCAAGGTTTTATCTGCTGTTTCTCGTAATTTACCTAGTCAAGACGATGAAGCGAACAGAGAATTTGACCGCAGAGTTAAAATTGCTGATTTGATGCTAAAAGAGGCAGATATTAAGAACAAATCGAAGATTGTAGAATTGCAAATGTCTGAAAAAGCTGCTACAATAGGGAAGACTGAGGAAGATTTTCTTAATAATCTGACAGAGAAGCTATCAAGCAATGGCTAATATTAAAGACTACATTAAAAAAGTAATGGATGGCACTGTTTCTTTAGAGGAACAGCAAGCCGCCTTAGCTCAGGTTGAGAAAACCATCGTTGAGGCAAAACAACGCCGAGATGAGTCTGTTGGTCAAAAAGCAGACATGGTTGTACAAGCCTTGAAAACCATTGAGGCTAAACTTGAAGCTAAGTTAACAGAACTGAACAATACTCCTGCGATGCAGGGTGTTCAAGGTCCTACTGGTAAAGCAGGTAAAGATGGAGTAGACGGTAAAGACGGTCTGAATGGTGTTAGTGGTACAGATGGTAAAGATGGCAAAGACGGAGTTGATGGTAAAGACGGTATCTCTGTTGTTGACGCTAAGATTGACTTTGATGGTTCGTTAGTTGTTTACCTATCGAATGGTGCTGAGATTGATTGCGGTCAGATTCTGTCTCCAGATGTTGCTCAAAACATTATTATCAACAGCGGTGGCTCTGGGACTTCACAGTCTGTTACCGATACGTTAGTTTCTTTACAGAACCAGATTAATACCTTAACTGGTATTGACGGCACATTAGGTACTATGGCACAACAAGACGCTAGTGCCGTAGCCATCACAGGTGGCTTGGTTAGCGGAACTCGTATTAACCCTAGAGTATTAGCATCAACCGCAAACTCTGCTACACCTACGTTAAATACCGATTTATATGACATGATGGTAATTACAGGACAATCTGTAGCCATTACATCATTTACTACAAATTTAACTGGTACACCTGTAAACGGGCAAAAGTTGTGGATTTCAATTACAGGAACAGGTGCTATTGCTATTACTTGGGGCGCATCTTTTGAATCATCTACCGTAACTTTGCCAAGCACCACAGTCAATACAAATAGATTAGATATTGGTTTTGTTTATAACTTAGCCAATTCAGATTGGCGTTGCGTAGCGGTGGCGTAATGATAAAAATTGACTTTGTTATTGAGCAAAATGGTGAAAGATTTGCCGATGCTTTGCACCTAGAAGATAACCACACATTTACTGATGAAGAAATTGAAGCAATGAAACAAGCTCGATTTGATAATTGGTACACCTTGATTAATACACCAACCGAAGAAGTGCCACAAGGTGAATAATGGCAACTAGATATTGGGTAGGTGGTAGTGGAACTTGGACAAGTTCAAACACAGCTAACTGGTCAGCTTCATCAGGTGGTACTGGTGGTGCGTCTGCTCCTACTTTTAATGATGATGTCATATTTGACAATTTATCTAATACAGGAACGTCAATATTTACTGTAACTGTTTCAACAGGTGCGGCTTGTAGAGATTTAAGTTTTGGGTCGGGAGCAACAGCCCTTGATGCTGTAATGACATTGACTGGTATTTCTTCAATGTCTATTGCTGGTAGTTTAACTTTAGTTTCTACAAATTTAACATTTAGCTATACTGGCACTATATCTTTTACAGCAACTACTGCAGGTAAAACCATTACTACCGCAGGTAAAACATTAGCTGCCATTGTTTTTAATGGAACTGGTGGCGAATGGACTTTACAAGACGCTTTTAATGGTACAGGGTCGCTTACAGTAACTAGAGGAAGTTTTAATTCCAACGGAATGTCGGTTACTTGTTCTGCAATAAGTTCTAACAATGTTAATACAAGAGCAATCACACTTGGAACTTCTACCGTTTCGTTATTTGGTGTAGGAACTCTTTTTAATATACAAAGTCTTACTGGACTAACATTTAGTGCCGCATCTTCAACAATTAATTTAACAAGCACTTCAACTACAGCTAGAACTTTTACTCTTGGCTCTACTACTGGTCTAGTTTTTGGAACTATAGGAATTAATGGGTCAACCAGTACTAGCACTACAAATTTTATCTACGGCAGCATGACCGTTAATACTCTTTCTAGCAATAAAACAGTAGCACACACCATTGCTTTTAGATTTTCAGCAACTTTTAATGTTACCAATTTTAATATTAGTGGAAGGGCTGGAAACTTAGTAACGCTTTCTTCAAGTTTTTCACCGAGTCAATTTACTTTAAGCAAATCTAGTGGAATTGTAAGTTCTGATTATTTAAGTATTCAAGATAGTAATGCTACAGGTGGTGCTACATGGTACGCAGGGGCAAATTCAACCAACGTCAGCAATAATACAGGATGGATATTTACCGCACCCCCAGCAGGTAATACATCTAGTTTCTTTTTACTATTTAATTAAAAAACCACTTGACTTTTTAGCAAAAGTGTGGTAAACTTGCAAAAATAAGTAAGTAAGTACTCACTTCTCCAATAGGACAAAGAAGAATGATAGACAAAAAACTACAAAGCTATTACGAGAATAGATTCTCAATGATGTCAACTGAAGGTTGGCAAGATTTAGTGGAAGATGCACAAAATATGTTCAATTCGTTGAACCATGTGCTATCAATCCAGAGTGAAGCGGATTTAATGGTAAAGAAGGGACAACTGGACTTGCTTCAGTGGCTCATTACCCTTAAACCTGCTTCAGAACAGGCTTACGAGCAGCTCATGTCGGGAGACTCAGCAGATGGCTCGTAGAATGTACGATTTTAAGTGTAGTGAAGAACATATTACAGAAGGTTTTGTTGATTATGAGACAACAACAATCACCTGTGGTTGTGGGAATGTAGCTAATCGAATTATCTCTCCTGTAAGGGTGAGTTTAGATGGCACAGACCCAACTTACGTGGCTGCCTACGATAGATGGGCGAAAAGACACGAAGATAAGCAGAAGCAAGAAGCAAAGCAAAACGCCTAAGATACCTTTACCACAAGTAGAGCCTTAGATTACAAATCCTAAAATCACTTGATTCGGTGACAGGAGACTTTAAATGGCAGCAAACTTTATTCAAGAAGAAGAACTGTTTAACAGCAGCGAAGAAGAAGTAGTACAAGACATTACAACACCAGTACCTGACAGCACTGCTGCAGGACAAACTGAAACAGCGAATGTCAGTGAACCCGTGGAAGAATTACCAGAGAAGTATCGTGGTAAGTCAGCTATTGAGATTGCTAAGATGCACCAAGAGGCTGAAAAGTTAATTGGACGACAAGCAAATGAGGTTCATGAAGTACGAAGTCTTGCAGACCAACTGTTAAAACAACAACTCGACTCTAAGGCTAAGGAAGCGAAGCCTATTGAAGAATCGCTCGAAGAAGACTTTTTTGCAGACCCAGCTAGTGCGGTCAACAGACAAGTAGAGAAGCATCCTGCAGTTCTTGAAGCAAGACAAGCAGCGTTAGACATGAAGCGCATGAAGACAGCTCAACAGTTGTCCTCGAAGCACCCAGACTTTGCCACTATCGCATCCGATAGCGGATTTCAAGATTGGGTTAAATCTTCTGCTATTCGCTTAAACTTGTTTGCTAAAGCTGACGCTGAATTCGACTTTGAATCCGCTGATGAATTGTTAAGTACCTACAAGGAACTCAAACAAATCAAACAGCAGAACCAAGTTCAACAATCAGTAGCAGTAGAGAGCAAGTATCAAGAACAGGCAATGAAGGCAGCTACAGTCGATGTTGGTGGTGCTGGCGAAACCAGTAGAAAAGTGTATCGTAGAGCAGACCTTATTAAACTGAGAATGACAGACCCTGACCGTTATATGCAAATGTCTGATGAAATCATGCAAGCATACAGCGAAGGGCGAGTTAAGTAATTTTAGAATTTCTAATTAAAGGAAAAATATCATGGCATTAGTAGGCGCAGCATATCCGGGTGGTTCAACATCCGTAGTAACAAAAGCAAACGCAGACAAGTTCATTCCAGAAATCTGGTCTGATGAAGTTATCGCTGCTTACAAGAAAAACCTAGTATTGGCTAATCTTGTTCGTAAAATGTCTTTCAAAGGCAAAAAAGGCGATACACTGCACATCCCTAAACCAACTCGTGGCGTAGCTACTGCTAAAGCAGCTAACACTGCAGTTACCGTTCAAGCTGATACTGAGAGCGAAGTATTGGTTGCAGTTGACCAACACTTTGAGTACTCACGTTTTATCGAGGACATCACAGAAGTTCAAGCATTAGCTTCACTGCGTTCTTTCTACACTGAAGATGCTGGTTACGCTTTGGCTAAGAAAGTGGATGACTTGTTAATCGCTGGTGGTAAGTCTTATGGCGATGGCGATGCGTCTGATTGGGTACACAGCAATGCGTACTTTATCGATGCAAGTACAGGTTTGACACTGTACGCTCTCGACACTGTAACCACCTCTGACTTGTTCACAGACGCTGGTTTCCGTAAGCTAATCCAGTTGATGGATGACGCTGACGTACCAATGGATGGTCGTAAGTTTGCGATTCCTCCTTCACTGCGTAATGCAATCATGGGTATTGACCGTTACAACTCCAGCGACTTCGTTGATGGTCGTGGCGTAAACAATGGTCAAATCGGTAAGTTGTATGGCATTGATGTTTATGTATCAAGCAATATGCCTGTTATCGAAACAGCCGCTGATAACTCAGTTGGTGATGCAATTAAAGCTGCACTCTTGTTCCACACAGACACAACCGTGTTTGCAGAGCAACTTGGTGTTCGCTCACAAGTACAGTACAAGCAAGAGTATCTGTCTACACTTTACACTGCTGACACATTGTTTGGCACTAAAGTTGTACGTCCAGAAGCTGGCTTCGTATTGGCTGTAAACGCCTAGTAGTAACTCCTCCCCTGTCCTACCTTACTTTGGACGGGGGAGTTTGTTTAAGTACATTCCATAGAGTGTATTTAAACAAGTCAAGGAGATTAAATGTCAATCTATCGTGGAGCAGGTGGCTCAGGTGATGCTGTAAATGATTCTTCAAGCGAAGCTACATTAGTTGCTCAGTTAGCTGTTCAAGCTCAGTCTTCAGCAGACGCTGCTGCCACAAGCGCCTCTGCTGCTGCAGGTTCAGCCAGTTCTGCATCTACATCTGCCGCCGCTGCTGCTGCTTCTGCAGCTTCAATAAATCTTTCTAGTATTGCTATTACTGGTGGCTCAATAAACAACACCTCTATCGGTGCATCTACAGCATCTACAGGTGCGTTCTCTACAGTAGCCTACACAGGTACACTCACAGGTGGTACTGGTGTAGTTAATCTAGGTTCAGGACAGTTTTATAAAGCTGCGGGTGGAAATATTGGGTTAGGTACTACTAGCCCAACATACGGAACTTTAGAAGTTGCACAAGGGAATGCTGGAAGTGTATCTGTAATTAACAATACTGTTGGTGCTTGGGCTTTCAGAAAAGTTCGTTCTGATGGTTCAACTGGAATGGGTATTTATGACGCAACTGGCTTTGGTGTGCCAGCCATTTATGTCAATGGCGCAGAAGGAATGCGTATTACTTCCTCTGGTGGTGTTTCTTTTGGCTCTAGTGGAACTAATTATGGAACAAGCGGTCAAGTATTAACCTCTGCTGGTAATGCTCCTCCTACTTGGACTACACCTACAACTGGAACAGTAACATCCGTAACTGGAACTTCTCCTATATCGTCAAGTGGTGGAGCTACTCCTGCTATCTCTTTAGATAACTCAGGGGTTACTGCAAATACCTATGGAAGTTCTTCTTCGATTCCAGTTATCACAGTCAATGCTAAAGGTTTACTTACATCGGTAACTACTGCTACACCAACCGTCAGCGCAACAAATATTACAACTGGAACTTTACCTTCAGCCCAACTTCCTGCTGGAAGCGTGTTGCAAGTGGTTAATGCTACTTACTCAACTATTGTAAGTAATTCAACATCAACCTATGCAGATACTAATTTAACTGCAACCATTACACCTAAGTTTGCTACAAGTAAAATTCTTGTTTTAGTAAATCAAAATGGGTGTAGAAAACAAACAAATGATACTTATATTCAATTAAGACTTGTAAGAGGTTCTACTGCAATTAGTACATTTGCTGGTGGAGCTGCTTACACAGGAACAACAACACCAAACGATATTGGCTCAATAAGCACTTGTTATTTAGATTCCCCCGGAACTACATCTGCAACTACATACAAAACACAATTAGCTAGTGGCTCAAACAATGCGCAGGTTAATGTGCAAACAGTAAGCGATACATCTACTATTACTTTAATGGAAATTGCGGCATGATTGATATTACTTCAGCTATTTATAAACTTTATCCTTCAGTAATTCGTACAGTAGGCGATATAGCTTACGATGCAGACGGCAATGAAGTTGCATACGATTTAGCCGCAGTTACAGCACAAGCTGAAGCGGATGCACAAGCAGCCATTGATACAAAGGCTTCTGCACTAGCTAAACTAGCCGCATTAGGTCTTACTCAAGACGAAGTTAAAGCGTTGATAGGATAATATGACAGACATTGACCCAATCGAGTACGGTAAGTTAGTTAATTCAGTAGAGAACTTAGAACGTAAAGTAGATGCTATGGAAGTAGACATTAAGAAGTTAGTAGCTATGGCAGAGCGTAGTAAAGGTTCTCTGTGGGCTTTGATGGGTGTTGCCTCAGTTGCTGGTGCGTTCATCAGTTATATTTCAGAGATGGTATTTAGAAAATAAACTATGCGCTCATTATCAGTCGGTAAGAACTTAGTAGCAAACACCAAGACAACCGTCTTTACGACACCTACACGACAAGTGGGTCGTTGGTTGTTAGCACATATTAGCAATCATACAAGCAATAACAAAGCAGTAAGTATGTGGTGGTACGATAAAAGTGAAAACACTGAGGTTGTTGTTATTGACCAATACTCTTTAGACGCTAAAAAGACTTTACAGTTTGGTGGTGGTAATATTTATGTTGCACTAGAAGAAGGTGATGAAATTCGTATTACTTCTGAAACAGGCTCAACAATGTCTATTATTGTTACTGTTGAGTTAGAATCAAATTCTGCAGTTCAGTATAGCCAATACTAAGGATTAATATGCCACTCAAATCAGGTAAATCACAGAAGACCATCTCTGCTAATATCCGTAAAGAGATGAAAAGCGGCAAACCTCAGAAACAAGCCATCGCTATTGCTTTAAGTAAAGCTGGACAATCTAAACCCCAACCCAAGAAAAGGAAGTAATTATGCCAATGGTCAAAGACAAGAAGTTCCCTTACACCGCTAAGGGTAAGAAAGAAGCTAAGTCGTATGCAATGAAGACTGGTGCTAAGATGACTACTCCTAAAGCTAAACCAGCTAAGAAGATGGGTTCGATGCGTGGCTACTAAACCCGGATTGTACGCCAATATCGCAGCCAAGAAAGCTCGTATCAAGGCTGGCTCAGGTGAAAAGATGCGTAAGGTAGGTTCTAAAGGCGCTCCTTCGGCTAAAGACTTTAAGGATGCTGCTAAGACAGCAAAGAAGAAGTAATGCCTAAGAAAGCCTTTCAGAACCCTGAAGGTGGTCTCAATCAAAAAGGACGAGACTACTACAATAAGACTACAGGTTCTAAGCTCAAGCCGCCAGTGTCTGCTAAGGAGGCTGCAAAGTCGCCTAAAGCGGCTGGACGGCGTAAGAGCTTCTGCGCCCGGATGGGCGGTGTAGCAGGTCCTATGAAGGACGACAAGGGTAAACCAACCCGTAAAGCATTGGCATTAAAAAAGTGGGATTGTTAAAAAAACACTTGCTTTTTATGTAAAAGTATGATATACTTGGAAAAATATGGCAACTAAAAACTACTTAGAACTTACAAACGAAGTGCTGATTCGACTGCGTGAGCCAGAGGCTTCCTCAGTATCGGATAACGCCTATGTCAAACTCATTGCAAAGTATGTAAACGACTCTAAGCGTCAAGTGGAGGATGCTTACAACTGGAACGCTCTTTCAGAGACTTTATCGGCTGTCACCGCTGTTGACATCTTTAACTATGTCTTAACAGGCACAGGTCAACGCTTTCGTGTTATTGATGTGTTGAATGACACAAGCAATGTTGTGATGAGGAACGCTGCTACTCGTTGGATGAACGACCAGTTCTTAATCGCTAGTCCAGCTAAAGGTTCTCCTTATTATTATAACTTTAACGGTACCAACAGTGATGGTGATACTCAGGTAGATTTATACCCTATCCCTAACGGTGTGTACAACATTCGCTTTAACGTGATTCGTCCACAGGTTGAGTTAGTAACCAACGCAGACAAACTGTTAGTTCCGCACGAGCCTGTCATCCTTGCTGCTTTAGCAAGAGCGCAAGCAGAGCGTGGCGAAGACGGCGGTGTACAGTCTGCAGAGACCTATGCACTGTTTAAACAAAGCCTTGCTGATGCTATTGGCTTAGAGTCTGCACGGTATGTAGAAGAAGAAGCGTGGTATCCCATCTAATGGCTGGACAACTACAAACTTCTTCGATTGCAGCGCCGGGGTTCTATGGTTTGAATTTGCAGGAAAGTAGCATTACGCTGTCTTCTGGGTTTGCGCTTAAAGCACAGAATTGCGTTATTGACCGCTATGGTCGTATTGGTGCTCGTCGTGGTTGGACTCCTCAGAACGCTGTTAATGCTGACTTAGGCTCAAACCCGATTGAATCAATGATGGAGGTAGTAGATGGTGGAAGCAATACAATTATATCGGCTGGTAATAACAAGTTATTCACTGGTCGTGCAACACTTACACAACGTCTTGTCCGAAATGCAGACAATTCAGGAAACGCTAGTTACACGATAACAGGCAACAACTGGCAGATGGCAGCAATGCCATATGGCGATGTTAATGACTTTCAGCCTCATGCTTATCTTGCACAGGCTGCACATCCAATGTTAGTGTGGCATGAGTTGCCCGTATCTGGTGGAGACCCACACGACCACGACTCAGGAACCTTTGGGTTTCAACAAGTAGGTGATGTTGGTACATTACCAGCAAACCATAATACTGCATCGTTTAAACCTAATGCTGTGTTTTCTGGCTTTGGTCGTATTTGGGTTGGTAACATCGTAGGTGATATACAGACAGTGTACTTCAGTGATTTGCTACGTGGTTCAGACTTTACAACTGGCTCTGCTGGATACTTAAACTTACAAGAAGTATTCCCTAACGGGGATAACATTGTCGCTATCTCAGGACACAACGGATTCTTAGTTATCTTTGGTCGTAACAACATCGCTATCTATGAGAATCCAATCGACACCAGTAGTTTACGTCTTGTTGAGTGTATTTACAACGTAGGCTGTATTGCTCGTGATTCAGTTCAGAACATCGGCACAGATATTCTATTCTTGTCTGACAGCGGTGTACGCAGCCTTGCTCGTGTGATTCAAGAGAAGTCATTACCAATGAACGACATCTCTAAGAATGTTCGTGACGACTTAATGGCTAACGTATTTGCTGAAGCAGACTTAGGTAAGATTAGAAGTATTTATCACGACAGAGACGCTATCTATTTGCTTTCGTTACCTACTACACGCTTTGTCTATTGCTTTGATACTCGCTCACGCTTACAAGACGGTTCTGCTCGTGTCACCATTTGGGATAGCTTACAACCTAAGTCATTCTGCATTACACAGGCTAAAGAGTTACTCATTGGACAAACATCATACATAGGTAAATACTTTGGTCATTCTGACAATGGTACAGCGTATCGCTTACAGTATTACACTAACTATTTTGACTTTGATGCTTCTACGAAGCTAAAGATTCTCAAGAAGATTGGTTGGGTTCTTATTGGCGGCACAAACCAAGCAGTTGCTGTTAAGTGGGGCTTTGACTACACTGAAGGTTATCAAGCAACAACATATGAACTGGACCCAGCAGTAGTCTATGAATACGGTGTTGGTGAATATAACATCGCTGAATACAGCTCAGGAATCGTTATTGACCGATTCTCTATTAATGCTGGTGGTCAAGGTACGATTATGCAACTCGGATTAGAAGCAGACATCAACGGTAATCCTTTGTCTATTCAGAAAATAGACGTTGCCGTTAAAGCAGGTAAAACTTTAGTTTAAGGAATAGACATGGCAGATTACAACAAATCGACTAACTTCACAGCCAAAGACACTTTACCAACAGGAAATGCTGGTAAGATTGTTAAAGGCACTGAGATTGATACAGAGTTTACTGCAATCTCATCGGCGATTGCATCAAAGGCGGATATTAACAGTCCTTCGTTTACAGGTACTCCTGTAGCACCTACAGCATCTGCTGGTACAAACACAACACAGTTAGCGACCACAGCGTTCGTTACTGCTGCACTAGGGGCTATTTATCCTGTAGGTTCTATCTATATTAATGCCACTAGCTCTTCTAATCCAAATACACTCTTAGGATTTGGTACATGGACTGCCTTTGGCGCAGGTCGTGTCATGGTTGGTTTAGATGCTTCGGACGCACTGTTTGATACTGCGGAAGAAACTGGCGGTTCTAAGAACGCTACTCTTGTATCTCATACACACACAGCAACTGTTACCGACCCCGGACACAATCACAGCATAGCTGCTGGTTTAACTGGTTCAGACCTTGTTGGTGGTGGCTCAAATCAAATTTTTACTAGAACCACATCACCAAGCACTACTGGAACAGCAACAACTGGAATTACTGTAGCAAACAGCACAGAAGGTGCTAGTGCAACTAACGCTAACGTACAGCCGTTTATCGTAGTACGGATGTGGAAAAGGACGGCGTGAGTTTTAAAGTACCAGTCGTTATTCGTGAAGACTACACTATGTTACTAGAACTTCACAATAATTTGATATGGTTTCACACTGATGTACGAAAGTGGACACCAGCAGTAAAGACAAAGTATTTAGAAGATTTAAATTTATTACAACATCTTGTGTCTGTTCCTTTAGTGGCTTTAATAGAAGAAACAAATACAAAGTTAGTGAAGTTTAGTAAAACAATCGGTTTTAAGTTTACACAACATTCTTCAGGGCAGGATAATAAAATGTATTATATATATAGTAGGAGTCTATAATGGGTGGATTAGTCGGTTCAGCATTAGGTCTGGTTGGTGGTTTAATATCTGGCGGTAAATCCGCAGATGCTTCTAGAGGACAAGCAGAAGCATTACGAGCTGCTGGAGACCGTGCCTCTGCAATGGCTGCGTTTAATCCTTATGGGATGACTACTAACTTTGGTACGTCTACGTTTGATGGCGGCAGAGGTGGTTATACACTATCGCCAGAATTACAGGCTATATCCGATAGATTGATGGGTTATGCTGGTGGATACGACCCAACACGAGTAGCGGCTGCTGCCGAACCTTTATATAGCGGCGCTGCTGGTCTATTCGGACGAGGAGCTGATTATTTAGGTCAATCGCCTGAACAAGTTTCTGCTAAGTATATGGCAGACCAACAGGCTTTGTTACAGCCTTCAAGAGCAGCGGATTTTGCTCGATTACAGTCTACTAACTATGGTCGTGGTACAGGTGGATTAGGTATTAATACAGGAACTGGCGGCGCTCCTGCTAATCCTTTAGCACAGGCACTATTTAATGCTCAAGGTCGTCAAGACTTAGAACTTGCTGCTAGAGCAGACCAAGCTGCTATGGATAGAGCTAAGTTTGCTGCTGGGTTGTTCGGCACTGGTGGAGAAATTCTCGGTGCTGTGCCTAGACTAACAACTGCTGGCTATGCTCCACTAGAGACGCAGTTAAATCTATTAGGTACTACAGAAAAGTTAGGACAACAGCCTTTCTTATTGTCTCAAGAGTTGGCAAAGAACTATTCTACCGCAGGTGCAAACGCAGGTCGATTGTTCCTAGAGCCGCAAGGTGCAGCAGCAACCGCATATGGTAAATATCAAGGTTATAGCCCAATGGGTACGTTCCTAAGCGGTGCTGGTTCAGCAATCGGTGGTGGAGGTGGTGGCGCAGGAAGCAGTTGGTTTAGTAGTTTGTTTAACCAAGGTCCCGAACTGTTGGCAGGATAAGGAAAAATCATGGCAGAAATCGTAGGTAGTTTATTCGGAGTATCTCCTGAGCAATTAATGCGTCAGCGTCAAGCAACGGACGCATCTAATGCGTTTCGTTACGCACAGTTAGACCCGTTAGAGCAAGCTAAAATGTCTATCTATCAAGGCGCTGCTGGTGTAGGAAGGGGCGTACAAGGTTTACTTGGTGGCGACCCTGAGTTAGAGAAAATATCACAGATTAAACAACTGTCTTCACAGTTTGATTTAACAACCGCTGATGGTGCTAGGAAGTTTGCTCAAGCATTGCAACCGTTTGCTCCGCAAGAAGCAATGATGGCTGCTCGTGAAGCAGAGCGTATGGAACAGGCTGGACTAACTCGTCAGAAGACTGCGGGAGAAATTCAAAGGGCAGAAGCGGTTGCCGCTAAAGCGGAACTATCAACAGCTCAAGAAGAAAGACTAAGAGCAGAATTGTCTGCACTAGGTCCAAACGCAACAGAGCAACAGATTCTTAGCGTTGTAACTAAGTATGGCTCTCCTGATAAGATTCTACAAGTATTAACACAATCGCAAGACAGACGGGCTAGAATTGCTGCCGCTGCTGCTGGTAAAGCTGAAGCACCTCCAAAACCACTCTCAGCTAGTTTACAAAAGAGTGAAGACAAAGATATTGAAGCTATTGATACTTACCTAGCGCAAGGTGAGGCACTGAAGCCATCTATTTTGAATTTAACTCCAGATTCTAAAGGTGTCCGTACATTAGAATTAGGACCTGCAAAGAACGCTAAATACATTGCTCAAAATGCACTAGGTAACTCTACTCCTGAAAGCCGTGCATACGAGGCATTAAAGTCTGCCGTTGATACAGCAGTTAATTTACAAGTTAGTGCTGAAAAAGGTGTACAAACCGACAAGGACGTACTGCGTTTTGCTAATGCGTTAATTGCTGCTTATGGTCGTAATGATACAGAAGCTACATTGCAAGCACTAAAGCGATACAACGAAGCTCTTGATAAAGCAAAAACTCGTACAGAGGCTCGTGTTGACCAGCGCCGTGTATCTCAAAAAGTTGAACCATTGTTTGGCGGTCAGCAACGACCTGCACCAACTCAACCAGAAAAACCAACTACTGCTAAAACACGAACACTCAAGTCAGGTGTTACCGTAACTATTGAGGATTAATAATGCCTAAGTATACAATCAATGGTGTAGTTTATAACTCACCAACCGAATTGTCAGATGCAGATTTAGAAGAATTAGCTGGTGGACAACCTCAAGCAACACCAACACTAGCGCCTGTCCCTGCTGCGCCAACAGCACAGCCACGGTCAACAGGACAGGAACTTTTGCGTCAAGTGGGTCTGACAGGTCGTGCAGCCTACGAAGCGTTTACTTCTCCTGCAACGATGGCTTTAGAAGCAGTTAGAAGCGGTGTTAATTTAGGCGCACAAGCACTTGGTTCAGACTATCGCATGGCTTCTCCTGCTGCAGCACAGAGTCGGATGCTGACACAAGCAGGTGTTCCTGAACCTGAGAACGCAATCGAAAGAGCAGTTCAGTCTGGTACACAGGCAATGGCAAGTACTGCTGGTTTAGCCAAGTTAGCCCCCAATGTTCCTATTCTTGCTGCAGACTTAATTCGTCAAGTTCCTGCATCTGCTGCTGCTGGCTTAGTAGCACAGCCAACTGCTGAAGTGGTTAAAGAAGTGACAGGTAGCGACACTGCTGCAACGATTGCTGGTATCTTAACTGGCACAGTAGTTGCGGCTGCGACAGGTAAAGGTATTGACTATAAATATCGTCCTCGTGAAACTATTGCTCAGGTTAAAGACAGAGCAGCGCAGTCTTATCAAGCAGTGGATGACGCAGGTATTACACTGAAGCCTGAGAGTGTGCAGAATATGTTTAAGAACATTGGTACAGCATTAGATGATGCTCGTATGGTTCCGGGTACAGATTCTGCTAGAGAAGTTACTGCTCGTCTAAATGAAATGGCTCGAGTGCTTGGAGATAGTCCTGTACTGCCTTTCAGTTCGTTAGACAAGATGAGAGCAATGCTGAACGACTTAAAAGGAAGCGCAGACCCTGATGTACGTCGCTTAGGTAGTGTTGCTGTAACAAGAGTAGATGACTATATTAGCAATATCTCAGGTAAAGATATTGTTGCTGGTCGAGATGGACTTGATAAAGCAGTAAAAGATGTTATGTCGGCTCGTAAAGACTGGCGTAATTCAAGTCGGGCGCAGACGCTTGAAGATGCCTTGAATGTAGCAGAAGTAAGAGCCATTGACCCTAAAGCATCTGAGAGCGAGTTAATCCGTCGTGGTTTTATAAACTTAGCTGCAAACAAAGACAAGATGAAACTGTTTACCACGGCAGAACAAAACATCATTAAATCAGTAGCCAAAGGCGGTCCGTTCGACTCTGTCTTGACGATGATTTCAAGGTTTAGTCCTTTACGGTCTCAACTTGCCGCTGCTGGCGGAGCTGCTGTCTATACACAGTCTCCGACTGCTGCGATTGCACTCTCTGGCGGTGGGTTAACTGCTGACTTGTTGCAAGGAGCATTGCGTAGACGTGCGGCTCAGTCGGCTGTTCAGGAGATTGCTGCAGGAGCAACACCAAGAGCGCCAAGTTCAGCGTATCAAGGTTTACTCACAGGCGCTTTAAACCCACCACAAGGCTCGGTATCTGTTCAAGGCATTAGCGATGCAGAGTTACAGCGTCTTCTGACACAATAATAATACACACTATACACACAATGAATAACTATGTCAGACCAATACGGAATAAACGAAGGAGTCAAGACCTTAACCGGTAGCTTAGATGCTGCTCGTGTAAGTGCTAAATCATTAACCAAAAGTATTGAGAACGTCCAGAAGGACGGTGCAGAAGTAGCTCAACAGAAAGCTGCTGAGAGGCGTAAAGAACAACAGTTTGTCCCTGACACTACCGTTGTGAAGGCTCTTAAAGAATACGAATTAGTCCAAGAAGTAAAGAAGATGGAACTTCGT